ATGTATCGTGGAGGCGTAAGAAACGCTAAACGATTAGCAGAGGAACTACTTAAGAAAGAGAAAGAAATCATCTGCAACGCCTTTAGTGATGCACAACACGGAGCAGTTGAATCAAGATGGACTGCTGAAGAATACTTTGAAGAAATCTTTAATAATAAATAAAATGAAAAGAACACTAATTATTTACAACACGAAAGAGACTACCCAAGAAGAAGCAGCACACCTTCTTAACATCCTTAACTGCGATGATTCTATGATATGGGACAATGCAGATAGATGCGGAGTAGAGATTATTGAAGTGCCAACAGATTCAGTTGAGGAAGATGAGCCATCTGATGTAAACCCCTTAGACGCTCCTGCAAACTATTCATTGCAAGAACTATTTGCTGAACTGAAGCGTGGGCGTCCTGCGGCAAGTCAGAAGTACTTAGATAAGTGCATTGCGGAACTTAATGGGCAAGAGGTTTAATTTTAATTAGGAGGGGGCAACACCCCCTCTTTAACACCAAAGAGAAATGAACTACATAAAAATAGCAAAATGGTTTTATCAGCAAGGGCGTGATGACCAAGTATACGATAAGAGCAGAACTTTTGAAGAGGCTTTGAATCATTACATAGAAACCCAAAACGCCAAAGAGGAGTTCAAAAGAACTTACCAAAAGCGTACTAAAAAACTGGGAATGTTTCTTTGCCCTTATTTTGAAACCTTTAAAACTAAAGAGAAATGAAAGACATCATAGCATTGTGTAACCGAGACAAAGAAGATTATGGTATTGAGAATGATTAAGAGCAGTCTCCGCAAGAGACGGCACATAAAAACTACCCAAGCATACTTGGATATGTTAATGATAGACAATGTCAACTTATCCATACAGGCAAGTAGATTCGGATGGAGTACGGAGTTGCAAGACACGATAACCAATAACGCTCTACTCATCCGTAAGTACCAAAGAAGACTACGACTAATTAGAATGTAATGGAAAGTAAAAGCTCAAATGTCCTAATCAACAGGAACAACCTAAACAACCTCTTTGAACTACTCGTGCAGGTACACCTGCGAGGGCAACTCTCAAGAGATGAACAAGCCTTTGTAAGAAACTTCATAGAACTACCAGATGCTCCTACACGAGAGAACAGACAAGCTCGTAGAGCCAACACCCAAGCAATCAAGAAGCTATTTAGAGAAGAGGCTAAAAAGAAAAGAGATGAGTAAAAAAGTATTAGATGTTTGTTGCGGCCCAAGAGGTATGTGGTTTGACAAGCACGATGATAGAGCATTGTATCTTGACAAGAGATGCGAGACACACAACAATAGTTACCCAAGCGGTAATTCGTCACTAACTATATCCCCCGATATCATCGGAGACTTTACAGACATCAAACAGCCAGACGAGTCTTTTTATCTTGTGGTCTTTGACCCACCTCATATTAAACGCAACGCTTTAGGTGAGATAACAAAAAGATATGGTAACCTTGAGGGTGATTGGAAAGATATGATACGACAAGGATTCAAGGAATGCTTCCGAGTTTTAAAACCAAATGGTACTCTTATCTTTAAATGGAATGAGGTACAATTTCCCATAAAAGATATACTTGAGCTTACTGAACACAAACCATTGTTTGGTCATAAATCGGGTAAGCGTATGCAAACACATTGGGTAGCATTCATAAAGGAGTAAACGAAAGAAGGAAGAGTAGGTTAACATACTAAAGTAGTATTAGATAGTATGGCATTTAAAGAAGGACATAAGAAAGTAGGTGGTAGGTCTAAAGGACAAACCAATAAGACTACTGCCGAGATTAGAGAAGCCTATCAAAAGTTAGTAGAGGATAACCTCACTAATATGACCGAGTGGCTTACACTCGTAGCAGCAGAGAACCCAGAGAAAGCTATGGAACTTATGCTTAAGTTAAGTGAGTATATGATTCCTAAACTTGCACGGCAAGAGGTTACTGGTGCAGATGGTAAAGACCTATTCAAGAACATTACCTTTGAGTTCGGTACACCAATCAATGAAAGAGACGAATGACGGTAACGGGCTTTAGTCCACATAAGGTTCAAGCAGAACTCTTACAATCTATTGTAGGGGGTAAGGAGAAGTACCACATAGCTTCTATAGGACGGCAGTTCGGAAAGTCTATGATGGGTATGAACCTTGCATTGTATTGGGGCTTCAACAATAGCCCCTGTAAAATCCTATGGGTATCACCTGTATACTCACAAGCGAATAAGGTGCAGAAAGAGTTGATGTCAGCTATCGGTGCAAGTGGTGTGGTCAAATCCAATAACTACTCAACCAATGAGCTTGAACTAAAGAACGGCAGTACCATCTACTTCCGTAGTGCAGAAAGATACGATAACATAAGGGGTATGACTTTGGACTATGCCATCATAGATGAGGCAGCGTTCATTAAAGACGATGCTTGGAGTGAGGCTATCAAGCCGACCCTACTTGTAAGAGGTAAGAAGGTTCTCTTCATCTCTACACCTAAAGGTAAGAATTGGTTCTACGAGTTATTCCAATATGGGCAGAGTGATGACTACCCTAACTACAAATCATACAAGGGCAGTTCATACGATACTCCGTTCATTTCAAGAGATGAGATAGACGATGCCAAGAGAACAGTTCCAGATGCTATCTTCAAGCAAGAGTATTTAGCAGAGTTCATAGATGGTGGTGGCGAGGTCTTCGCTAACATAGACCAATGCACATTCCCTTCTTACCCTAAACCACAAGGTAAGGTATTCGCAGGATTGGATATAGGTAAGCAGGAGGACTACACAGTCCTTACGCTAATGGATTCTAAAGGTAGGATTGTAGACATCTATAGGGACAATAAGAACCAATGGAGTGTTATGATTGCAGAGGTGGTTAAGAAGGTGAGGCAGTACAATGCCTCTTTACTCGTTGAGGTGAATGGTGTAGGTGACCCTATCTTTGAGCAGATAAAGAGTCAGTATGCAAACACCCATCCCTTTGTCACTACGAACAAAAGCAAGAACGAAATCATAGAGGGGCTTATATTGGACTTTAATGAGGTGAGTGTACACATACCATCAAAAGACTTATTCAGTCCCTTATATAGCGAGTTAAGCTACTTTACATACGAGTATAGCCCAAAGACACGAAGCATTAGATACGGACACCCTACGGGACTACACGATGACACGGTTATGAGCTTGGCTCTATGCAACTACAACAGAAAGAAGAATAAGACATATGGCACATACGCAGTTAGGTAAGGAGGTAAAGGTTCTACTACCAGAGAACGCAAGGGAGCTGACTATAGAGCAGTACCAAAAGTTCCTCAAGGTTCAAGGAGATGAAACCTTTATGACATTGAAGGCAATAGAGATATTTGCTAACATACCTCTCAAGGTAGCCTATGCTATGAAGGCAGATGACATATTAGACATCTCACAACACATCTTATCTATCGTAGGTGGTAAGCACCCACTCGTTAGGAGATTGTCATTTAGAGGCAGAGAATATGGCTTTGTGCCTAATCTGGAGGAGATGAGTTTCGGTGAGTACATAGATTTAGATACCTACCTATCCGATATGGATATGTTGCATAAGACAGTTGGTGTGTTGTACAGACCTGTAACGAAAGAGAAGGGAGACCTGTACGAGATAGAGCCGTACAATGGTACGGATGGATATTCGGACTTTCCTTTAGATGTTGCATTAGGTGCAACGCTTTTTTTTTATCGTTTAAGCAACAAGTTATTGAAGAGTACACCGACCTCTTCGGAAGTGGAGACAACACCGACCTTTCAGCCTCCGCCAACTTTTCAAGGAAGTGGGGATGGTATGGAAGCGTAGACCATTTAGCAGGTGGCGATGTTGCAAGATATGATTCTATAACGAACCTACCCTTGAGACAATGTCTTACTAAACTGGTATACGATAAGGAGAAATCGGATGTAGAAAGAAAGATGCTTAAACACTAACTTAAAGAGGTGGTTAACTTAATATGAGTTCATTCTACGACATTACCACAAAGATACGAGAACACCTTATTGCTAATAAGCAGGTGAACACCGTTACAGAGGGAGACATCTTTGATGTAGACCTCAACAAGCAGACTATATTCCCCTTGTCACATATTATGATAAATAGTGTGACCTTTAACGACATTGGCGTTACCTACTCAATGAGCATTCTATTTATGGATGTTGCTGATGTGAGCAAGGCAGACCCAAGAGATGAAGACCAAATCTTCTATGGGGTAGACAACAGACACGACATTCTAAACACTCAACTTCTGGTAGCTAACGATTTAGTGAGCAACTTGAAGAGAGGTAGTTTGATGCAGGATAAATACCAACTCAATGGTACACCAAGTTGTGAGCCTTTTGAGGATAGGTTTGAGAACCTCTTGGTAGGTTGGAATCTAACCTTGTCTATAGACATAGCTAACACTATTACCACTTGTCCGTAGTAACACAAAATACAGAGAGAGTCTTACGGCAGTTTGCCGAGAGAGTAATCAAGGCAGCGAGGCTGAATCTTGGTGCTACTCGTACTATTACTTACAATGATGGTAAGAAAAAGAGACGAAGACAAGTATCCTCTGGAAAGTTGAAGGATAGTTTAGACTACTCAATCACTACAGGTGTACACTTACTTATGTCTTTCACTATGGAGGACTATGGTAAGTATATTGATGAGGGGGTTAGTGGTACGAAGTATAAAGTGCCTAATGGAAGTAGATTTGGTTTTGATGGTAAGCAACCCCCAAAGAGTTCTATAAGAACTTGGATGGCACAAAAGAAGGTAAAGGCGAGAGACCTAAAGACCAATAGCTTTGTGAAGCAGACAGAGGCGAACCTTGATAGAGCCGCCTTTCTAATATCAAGAAGTATTAAGCAACGAGGGATTCCCAAGAGCGAGTTCTTTCAAGCACCATTTAGATTAGAGTTTGAGAAGTTACCAGAGGAGGTACTCAATGCTATCTCTATGGATGTAGATGAATTTTTGAAATTTACCAAGCGATGAGTGTAATCACACCCGACCAATTAGTAGGGGCAAGAAGCCCCATATACATTACCGCAGGGTATTCTGCTCTTGCAGGTTCTATTACCGACATTACATTAGAGGTGTATGTATGGAATGGCTCAAGGTCTTCAAGACCTGCCTCTCCAGATTACACTTTGTTCCGTGATGTATTTGCAGGAACTGATGTCTCCTTTGACATTGCACCTTTGGTGAGTGAGGAGATTGGTGCTATATACGATACGGCTGATAGAGTTGCTCCTATAGGAGAGCAAGACACTAACATTGTGTGGGTACAAGTAGACTACGATGTGAACTACATCAATAAGGCAGACCCCCCGCAGACAGTTAACGATACTGGAAGCTCGGATATCTTCCCTGTGAGTAATGGATATCACACCTTTGCAGAGGGAGCGAACTTTGAGTTCCCTACAACATACTTAAACAACACCTCAACGGTCTATGTTCAAGAAGGAGGGTATGAGGTTATGCCTTTGTTTATGGGTAAGTATAATGCAGAGACTATTGAGGAAGTAGTCTATAGAGTAGGCGGTAGCGATATATTCACTTTTAATATAGTATCATACCACGCTGACTTACAACCAGAAGATAGGATTTTAAGAATACCCTTTGGTGAAGTAGGGCTAAACACTTGGTTGACGAGTAGTGGATATGCAGGTGCTGATTCTAATAGACCTATCAATCAAACCGAATGGGAGATGAGGTTGTTAGATGGTGACAACACCGATGTAGGCACTATAAAGATTGTTAAGCAATGTGAATCTAAATACACTATAAACACCATTGACTATATCAATCGTTATGGTACTTGGGATTACTTGCATTTCTTTAAGGCAAGTCAAGATAGCTTTAGCACTACGAGTGAGCAGTATAGAAGGTCATTAGGTACATCTTCAACAAGTGGGTTTAGTTACGACTCTACTGACGAGATGTATAAGCAGTACAATACTAATGGTAAGACACGAACTACCTTAAACACAGGTTGGGTAACTGAAGACCATAGAGAAGCTATTAAGGACTTAATGATGAGTGAGCGTGTATTACTAAACGGAAGCCCTATAAGTGTAGTCAGTAACTCCGCAAACTTACAGAAGTCTGTTAATGACAAGACCATCAACTACACAATAGAAGTAGAAGAAGCATTTGACACAAGGTATGTATAGAGTAGACTTGTATATAGATGGTCAAAGAGCTGACCTCTTTCCAGACGAGAGCATAGAGATAAACTTGAGTGTACAGAACATTAAGGACATCTCTAAAGTCTTTGGTGACTTTACTAATAGCTTTACTATTCCTGCCTCTAAAGTAAATAACAAGATATTTAAGCACTACTACAATGTAGATATTGATGGTGGGTACATATCTAACCTTCGTACAAATGCGTTCATAGAGGTGAACAACAACTTGTTTAGAGCAGGTGTATTAGAGTTGGAGGGTGTGCAGATAAAGAAAGGAGAGCCTTATGCGTATAGTGTAGGGTTCTATAGTAATGTCACTTCTTTGAAGGATACCTTTGGTGAGGATACTCTTAATGACCTTGACTTATCAGCATATGACCACACCTACAACGACACGAACATTGTAACAGGTCTTAATGGATATGTAAGTGGTACAAGCAGTTCTATTATCTACCCCCTTATCTCACCTGTAGCGAATTGGCATTACGATTCGGGAGGTGGCCCTACCTCCCACGAGCCTAACAACATATCATACCATAGTGGACATAACGAACACGGAGTATTCTACTACGACTTAAAACCTGCAATTAAGTTGCAGAAGATTATAGATGCGATAGAGACGAAGTACGGAATAGAGTTCCAAAGTGACTTCTTTGACTCTGCTGACTTTGGTAAGCTATTTATGTGGTGTCATAGGAGAGCAGGATATATGTTCAAAGACCAACCATTATCTGTAGGTGGAGAATTAATACCATTGGTAGATGGAGGGGGTACGGATTGGAACAATACGCTACATAGATTTGATGTGACATCTTCATCAAACCCTGCACTAATATCTTACAGTCCTTCTGCAACTGCCTCTACCAATTATAGAGTAGATGTATTTATTAATGACGAACTATTCTCTTACAAAGAACATTCGGGTAGTGCAACTAATGTCTTTGTTTTTTTACCATCCCTTTCAGTAGGAGATTATGTAGATATGAGGTTAGCACCATCGGGTGATAATTCTGCCGTCACCGTAGGGATGGTAGCTAATTGGTATGCCGATGCAGCAGGGACAACTATATTAGCTGCTACTGCTACTCCGTTAGCTATGACTACGGCAGGTATAGTAACTATATCCGACCAAATGCCAGAGCAGAAGATAAGTGATTTCATAGGAAGCCTTGTAAGGGCTTTCAACTTGGTTATAGTTCCTGTAGGAAACGGCAAATACGACATTGAACCTTTAGACGATTGGTATGCAGAAGGAAGTACAAGAGAAGTTACGGAGTACATTGATACGGAAGAGATTACTATCGGTAAGCCATCGCTCTATCGTAGAATCAATTTTGGCTACAATGAAACGGGAGCGATATTAGGTGAGCAGTATAGATTGCAGAATGACATTGGCTATGGCGATTTACGAGCCGACTTCGCATTTGATGGCGAGGAGTTTGAGGTTGAGGTTGGCTTTGACCATATGCTCTTTGAAAGATTGAGTGACCAAAACGGAGGTGCATTAACAACGATAGGTGTAGGCAAGAGTATCACCAGAGAACTTGAGCCGTATATAGGCTCACCACTTATCTTCTATTTAGCAGGACAGATACGAGGCACTTCGGAATTTGCCTACATAGATATGAATGCTACGGAAAATAGAAAGACTGACTTTCACTTGGTGAGTAATGTAAATAGTGACGATTCAGCAACAGTAACGAAGACCTTAAACTTCGGTACAGAGGTAGACCCTTATTTACTGCAAGGGTTTGCTACAGGATTGTACAACACCTATTGGAAGGATTACATCACAGACTTGTACGATAGAAAGAGACGAGTGTTCCAATATAGTGGGCAGTTGCCTTTAGGCTTGATGTTAGCATTGAAGATTAACGACAAGTTGACAATAGGTGAAAGAAACTACATTATCAACCAAATGAAGTTAAACCTATCTACAGGTGAGACACAAATGGAACTTCTCAACGATGTATAGTAAGTTAGGTTATCTTATAAAGGCTCTAAAGGAGACTAAAGATAAGAGTGAGGATGTTAGGACTGCCAAAGGCAAGTACCAATACCCTCGTACTCTTAAAGAAGCATTAGGCAAATGGCAATAGAGAAGAACATAGTAATCGGTGCAGACCTTTCTGGTCTTGAGAAGAAGTTAGACGAACTCATTGATGCATTAAAGGCTTCCCAAACTCAAGCAGACAAGACTGCCGAGAGTATTAACGACATTGCCGATACTACTAAAGACATTGGTAAGAGTGCTGAAGATAGCCAAAAGGGTATCAAGGGACTTGGTACAGGCTTCAAGGGTTTAGGTGTTGCTATCAAAGCAGCAGGTATTGGACTATTGCTTCAAGCGATGGGTATACTTAAAGAGTTGTTTGACAACAACCAGAAGACAGTTGACTTCTTTAATACCACCTTTAATACTCTACAAGTAGCCTTTAGTGATTTCTCTAAATTCATTAGTGCCAACATAGGAGGCATAACCGATTTCTTTACTCAAATCTTTGAGAATCCTGTAGAGAGTATTAAGGCTTTAGGCGAGGGTATTAAGAACAACATAATAGAACGCTTCCAATCAATGCTTGAGGTATTAGGCTTTGTAGGAGATGCTATGGCAAAGTTCTTTACTGGAGACTTTAAGGGTGCTTTAGATAGTGTTAAGGCAGCAGGTACAGAGATGGTAGATGTGCTTACAGGTGTAGATGACTCTGCTAAAAAGATTGCAGAGGGTACTACAAAGGCTGCGAAGGCTATCTCTAACTATGTGGTAGAGACAGTTAAGCAAGGTGCTGCAATGACCGAGACTAACAAACAAGCAGAGATTGCAGAAGTGTTAGCGCAAGGCTTGATTGAGAAGTACGACTTACAAGCAGAGAAATTAAGACAAGTAAGAGACGATGAACGCTTTACTATTGAGGAGCGTATCAAGGCTAACAATGAACTCAAGGGAGTATTAGAGGAGCAAGAGAATGCAATGCTTGAGAATGCTCAACGCATATTAGATGCTAAAGCACGACAGTTAAGTCTTGACGAAAACAACATTGAGTTCCAGAAGGAATACATAGCCGCACAGAATGAGCTTGTAGGAGTTCAAGCACAGGTAGCAGGATTCCGTAGTGAGCAGTTGATGAATGAGATGGCTCTACAAAGAGAATTAGTAGACCTTGAAATCAGCAAAGCAGAGAACGCACAAGAGGTTGCAGAGATAGAAGCAGAGGCTGCTATTGAAGCAGAACTTAACTTACAAAAGCAACTAACTCTTGAGGAGGAGTTAAACAAGCAGTTGTACGAGAGTAGACTTGCCTCGTTAGAATTACAGAAGTCTCAATACAAGGAAGGTACTCAAGCCTACCAAGATATGGTTAGTGAAATCAATGTCTTGAATGCAGAGCGTACTGCTCAAGAGGGTGAGGAGGCTCGTAAGCGTACCGACCTTGAGAGACAAGTACAAGACTCAAAAGTACAAATGGCTACAGATGCCATAGGCGCACTTAACGGTCTTATCCAAGCATTTGCAGGAGACAATGAGAAGGCTCAAAAGAGAGCCTTTATGGTCAACAAGGCAGCAGGTATAGCCAATGCGGTTATAAGTACTGCTCAAGGTATTTCTAAAGCTCTGGCAGAGACTACTGACCCTACGCCTACACAATCATTTAGATTTGCTAATGCAGCCCTTGTAGGTGCAACAGGTTTAGCACAGATTGCTACTATTTCAAGGCAACAATTTAACGGAGGTGGCGATGTAGATACAAGCATACCTCAAGGTGGTACTTCAGCATCTACTGCTCCCCAATTCAATATAGTTGGTGCATCGGGTCAAAACGCTATATTAGAATCCTTGCAGAGAAATCCTGTAAAGGCATATGTAGTAGGTAGTGATGTTACCTCACAACAAGAATTAGATAGAAATAGAATTAACCAAGTATCATTCCCATAATGAGAATCGTAGAACTACTATTAGACGAAGAAAGCCTACAAGCAGGTATCCAAGCCATCAGCGTTGTGGAAAGCCCTGCTATTGAGGAGGACTTCGTAGCTCTAAAAGATGAGCAACCAAAGATTGAGTTAAAAACCATTGACAAGGAGAAGCGCATCTTAATGGGTGCAGCACTTATCCCTAACAAACCTATCTATCGTAGAAGCGGTGAAGATGAATACTACATCTACTTCTCGCAGGACACGGTTAGAAAGGCAAGTGAGTTGTTCTTCATCAACGGCAACCAAAACAAAGCCACATTAGAACACCAGATGGATGTTCAAGGCACGAGTGTTGTAGAGAGTTGGATTATTGAAGGTGAGCAAGACAAGAGCCGTATGTATGGTATGGAATTACCTGTAGGCACTTGGATGGTGAGTATGAAGATACTCAACGATGAGTTGTGGGAAGGATATGTGAAGTCTGGTAAGGTTAAGGGCTTCTCTATTGAGGGTTACTTCGTTGACAAGGTAGAGGCATCTAAACAAGACCCAGAGGAGGAGAAAGCAGAGGAGCAACTAAATGCTATCAAGGCAATCATTAAGAAAGACCTCCGCACAAAAAAGGGTAAGCGTACTGAACTTGAGTCTTACAATGACTACCCCACTTCGGTACGCAACAACGCTAAAAGGGGTATAGAATTAAACGAGAAGGTTAACAACAAGTGTGCTACACAAGTAGGTAAGGTAAGAGCGCAGCAGTTAGCGAAAGGCGAGGCTATAAGCGTAGAGACTATTAAGCGTATGTATAGCTACTTGAGTAGAGCAGAGGAATACTATGAAGAAGGTGACACAAGCTCTTGCGGATATATTAGCTATCTACTATGGGGTGGCAAGAGTGCCAAGAGATGGGCAGAGAGCAAACTGAAGTCATTAGACAAAATCTAACAGAAACACACTTAAACAATTAACATATTATGAAACAAGGCAAAACTGAAAAGGCGGTATTCGCAAAGCTCTCTACCGAGAAGGTGGAGTTGAGAGCGCAAATTGTTAAAGATGTTATAGAGCAACTTAATTACGCTACTCGTTCTTGGTCTTCTAACTACGAAGCAGCAGGAAACGCTCTTGAAAAGCTATACAATGAACTTAAAATGTCTATATCAAAAACCGAGTTAGGTATTGAGATGGCAGAAGATGGTATCCGCAAGGCTAAAGAATTAGGTGCTGATGATGTTATTAAGGATTTAGAAAGAGCCATTAGGATTGGTAAGGATGATATGCAAAAAGCAAAAAGACTTATGGGTGCTATTGATAAAGTAGAAATTTAATCAAGATATGAAATCACAAGAAACATTAGGTAAGATTATGGAACTGCTTAACCTCCAAGACGAGATTAAGTTAGAGTCTATGAAATTGGAGAACGGCACTACTATTGAAGCCGAAGCATTTGAAGCTAACCAAGAGGTATTCATCGTAACTGAAGAAGACGAGAAGATTGCAATGCCTATCGGTGAGTACACTTTGGAAGATGGTCGCATCCTTGTGGTAGCAGAAGAAGGTATCATTGCAGAGATGCGTGAGGCAGAAGAAGAAGCACCTGCTCAAGAAGAAGCACCAGAAACTGAAGAAGTAGTTGAGGAAGTAGAACAAGCTGAAGAGACAGAGGAAATGTCTTACGCTACTAAAGAAGAGTTATCTGCTGCGGTTGAAGAGATGAAGGCTATGATTGAAGAAATCAAAGCAATGATGTCTCCTAAAGAAGAAGAGATGGCTGAAGAGGTTAAGGAAGAGGAAGTAGACTTATCTGCTGACGAACCTGCTGCAAAGCCTATTAAGCACTCTCCAGACACGAAGACTGCTGAACTACAGAAGTTCTCTAAAGGAGCAAGAAAAGACACCCTATCAAGAATCTTTGACAAATTAGGATAATGAAGAAAGTAGAATCTATTTGGGCTGAACTATCAGCCAAAGCACAAGCGGTATCTCAAGAGGTTGAGTTGAGCGAAGAGAAAAAGGTTGAGTTAAGTCTTTTAGATGACATAAAGTCTGATATTCAATCGCTAATGAAATTAGCGGAAGATTTAGGTGATGACTCAAGAGATATTATTTCAGCAAGAAGCAGAATGGTTAAAAAAATTGATTCTATTGAGTCTGGAATCAAACCTATTGATTCTATGATTAGTGATTACGAATCAAAGGCTAAAGATTTAGGTATAGATGGTACACCTCAAGTCATCACTAACGCAAAAAATGAAATTGCTAAAATCCGCAAAACTGCGAACAGATTCCGTAGTAATTTTTTATAAACAATAACAACAATCAATAATTAAATAAATAGAAAGATGGCTACATCAATCACAACTACATATGCTGGAGAGTTTGCAGGAAAATACATCTCTGCTGCATTGTTATCAGCCGACACTATTGAAGGTGGCGGTATTACTGTAAAACCAAATGTTAAGTACAAAGAGGTAATGAAAACTCTTTCTACTAACGCATTGGTAAAAGACGCTGCGTGTGACTTCGCTGACCAAAGCACAGTTACTCTTGCAGAGCGTATCCTACAACCAGAAGAGTTCCAAGTGAACCTTGAGTTATGTAAGAAAGATTTCCACAACGATTGGGAAGCAATCCAAATGGGTTACTCGGCTTTTGATAGCCTTCCTCCTTCATTCGCTGATTTCTTAATCGGTCACATCGCTGCTAAAGTAGCACAGAAGACTGAAGAGACTATCTGGACGGGTGTAACTGCTAACGCAGGTGAGTTTGACGGCTTTGCTACTTTGTTGGCTGCTGATGCAACAGTTATTGATGTAGTAGGTACTACAGTTACTGCTGCTAATGTAATTGACGAGTTGGGTAAGGTAGTTGATGCTATCCCTACTTCAGTATACGGAAAAGAAGACCTATATATCTATGTATCTCAATCTATCGCTCGTGCTTATGTTCGTGCATTAGGTGGCTTCGGTGCTTCTGGTCTTGGTGCTAATGGTGTGAACAACGCTGGTACTACTTGGTTCAATGGTGGTGACCTTGCATTTGATGGTGTTAAGTTGTTCGTATGTTCTGGTATGGCAGACAACGATATGGTAGCTGCTCAAAAGAGCAACTTGTTCTTCGGTACAGGTTTGTTGGCTGACCACAACGAGGTGAAGCTAATTGATATGGCTGACCTTGATGGTTCACAAAATGTTCGTGTTGTAATGCGCTTTACTTCTGCAGTACAATACGGAATCGGTGCTGACATCGTATACTACACATAAGAAGTAGTTTAGTTAATAATTGAAGGGGCAGGTAGGCATATGCTTGTCTGCCCTTTTTTAATAAAAAAAATAAAAGAAAATTATGGCTTGTGATTTAACAAAAGGTCGTGCGCTCCCTTGCCGTGAGTCTGTAGGTGGTATTAAAGCCGTTTACTTTGTAGACTTCGGTGATTTAGGTACGATTTCTTTAACCTCCGATGAGGTTACTGATATGACAGGAACATTCTCTGCTTACAAGTATGAGTTGAAAGGCACATCTTCAGTAGAGCAAACTATTAACGCTTCTCGTGAGAACGGAACAGTATTCTTTGACCAAGCGGTTAGCCTTTCTTTACCTCAATTGAGTAAGGAGGATAACAACGAGTTGAAGTTATTGGCTTACGGCAGACCTCACATTGTTGTAGAGGACTATAACGGCAATGCTTACTTGGTAGGTCGTGAGAACGGAGCAGATGTAACGGGTGGTACTATTGCCTCTGGAGCAGCTATGGGAGATATGAGTGGTTACACTCTTACCTTCAATGCTATGGAGCGTACTGCTGCTAACTTCATTGCAGGAGCAACTGATGGCAACCCATTTGCAGGGATGACTTCAGCTACAGATACTATTGTACTCTCGTAATAAAGTAGTATATTAGCAACAGCACTTGACATAGGTGTTTTGGTTTGGTTAGGGCGGCTCTTTGGGGTTGCCCTTTCTTTTTTTATAACACTTATACCTATTGATGGTTAACTTATTATGCATATAGTAACCACAACGGATAGAAAGATATACTTTGTTCCCAGAGCTATTGAGACAAGTGTGTCTATTAAGATTACAGATGAAGAGACCAATGTCTCTACTACAGAGTCTTTAACGGCTACGCAAGAGGCGAACTACTTGCACATCACACCCTCATATATATTTACAGAGGGTAAATACTACACGATAAGAATCACAGGTACTAACGAGATATATAGAGGTAAGGTATATTGTACTGACCAAACAAATCTTGAGAAGTTTTCTGTAAACAATGGTGAGTTCACCTATTACGAGGACACCGATAACGATAATCAATACATTTACCGATGAGCAATATACGCATCGTAAACTTGGCATCACATACTACGCCCCAAGTGGTTGAAGACAACCGTAAGGAGTGGGTAGCTTATGGAGATGACAACAACTACTTCCAATACCTTATAGACAGGTACAATGGTAGTGCTACAAACAACGCTATTATCAATGGTATGACCGAGCTTATTTATGGCAAGGGTCTGTATGCTACTGATGCTTCTCGTAAGCCCGATGAGTACGCTATGATGAAGAGTCTATTTTCTCGTACTTGTATGAGGAAGGTGACCTTTGATTTAAAGGCTATGGGTCAAGCGGCATTCCAAGTCATCTATAATAAGGATAAGACGAAGGTTGTACAAGTAGAGCATATGCCTATTGAGACCTTGCGCTTTGAGAAGATGAACGATGACGGAGAGGTTACAGGATACTACTACTCTAAAGATTGGACAAAGATTCGCAAGAAGGGCTTTGAGCCTGTACGCATCCCTGCGTTTGGATATGGAGAGAAAGGTGAAGGGTTAGAGATTTATTGTATTAAGCCTTATCGTAGTGGATTCTACTACTACTCACCTGTAGACTATCAAGGTGGATTGCCTTATGCAGAGTTGGAAGAGGAGGTAGCAAACTACCACATCAACAACATTAAGAACGGATTGTCTCCGTCAATGCTTATCAACTTCAACAATGGAGTACCTACGGAGGAGGAGCGTGAGTTGATAGAGAGACGAATCATACAGAAGTTTAGCGGTTCATCTAACTCTGGTAAGTTCATCTTGGCGTTTAACGACAACAAGGAGATGGCTGCAAGTATTGAGCCAGTACAATTAAGTGATGCAAGTGAGCAGTACCAATTCTTGGCAGACGAGAGTATGCGTAAGTTGATGGTAGCCCATAGAGTTACCTCACCTATGTTGATGGGTATTAAGGATAATACTGGATTAGGTAACAATGCTGACGAGTTGAAGACGGCAAGTCTCTTATTCCACAACACAGTTGTACGCCCTATCCAAGAGTTGATATTGGATGCTATTGACGATATTATGGCAGTCAATGGTGCTTCACTCAATGTGTTCTTTAAGACCCTACAACCTTTGGAGTTGCAAGGTGATATAGTAGAAGAGGAAAAAGAAGAATTAAGCAAGGTAGAGTTGGGGGACGATAGCCGCCCTTTTCTTGATGACGAGTTAGCCCACGAGATGTTAGATGCATTGGCTGACTTGGGGGAGGAAGAGCCTTCCGATGAGTGGGAACTCGTAGATGCTGAAGAAGTAGGAGATGAAGAACCCGAAGACTTTGATGTTGAGGGCTATTTAAACGGGCTTGTAAGCCTCTCTGCTACGCAAGATAGTACACAAGACACGGAACGCTATAAAGTGCGTTACAAGTACTCTAAAGGCACTTCAAAGACACCTATGGGTCAAAGCAGAACCTTCTGCAAGACTATGATGTCTAAAAAGATGTTATACCGCAAGGAAGACATTGGGCAGATGAGTGCAAGAGGTGTGAACAAATCTTTTGGACACAAGGGTAGAAACTACTCTCTATTTAAGTACAAGGGCGGTGTAAACTGCTACCATAGATGGGAGCGTAGAATCTACAAGAAACGATTAAAGAAAGACGGAACTGAATGGGGTGGTAACGCTCTACAAGGGACAAAGTTTGTAAATGTAAACCAAGCGGTAAGAGAAGGATTTAAGATGCCAAAGAACCCTAAAGAGGTGGCAATAGCTCCAATAGACCTACCGAGACAAGGGCATCACCCTAATTACGGAAAATAATGGCAAAGGTATTATTCATAAAGAGAGACGATTTAGTACGCAATAGCGTAATCTCTGGAAATGTAGATAGCGATAAGTTCTTGCAATTCATAGAGATTGCACAGGAGATTCACATCCAAAACTATCTTGGTACAAAGTTGTACGATAAGTTGCGTAATGACATTATTGCAGACTCGTTACCTGTAAACTACGCTACTTTGTTAGACGATTATGTGCAGCCTATGTTGATTCATTGGGCTATGGTAGAGTATTTACCTCACGCAGCCTATACGATAGGTAATGGAGGTGCTTACAAGCACACGGCAGAGAACAGTATAGCTATGGAGAAGGATGAGGTAGACTTCTTAACGAATAAGCATAGAGACATAGCAGAACACTACACTCGTAGGTTTATTGACTTTATGTCTTTCAACAACGCAAACTATCCCGAATATAATGCATCAACGAATGAAGATATGTACCCAGACAAAGACTCGGTCTTCGCAGGTTGGAATTTGTAAGAAACGCTACGAACCAAAGGCGGTTAACTTAAAGAGGCTTGAGAAGCTCGTAAAAAAATTAGAGAAGAAATGAGCAACAACATAAATTGGGGAAAGATATATGAGTCTACTGCTTGGGGTAGTGGGGTTACTGATAATAACATTTCTTGGGGTAAGTCATATGCTGATTTAGCAGGAGGTGGATTCACAGGTCTCTTGGATACTTATTCAGGTGCTGCTGCTGCATATTCCTTGAGACAATTATCTGGAAGCTATAGTGGCGATGCAATCGTAGTTCGTAGGGCAAGTGATAACACAACGCAATCAATCGGATTCGTAGATAATGAGTTAGATACAACAACCCTTGAAAGTTTCTGTAGCGGTACAGATGGGTTCGTTACGACTTGGTACGACCAAAGCGGGAATGGGAATGATATGACTCGCACAGAGGCATCTTTCCAGCCTCAAATATTTTTTGGTGGTGCTGGAGATTATCGTGGTCATATTCAAAATGCATCCAGTGTGTTTTTATCATCTCCATTGACATTGACATCAAATTCTTTGTACACTTATTTTGGAGTAGTGCAGAACTATGGGAGTGCAATTTTTATTCCCGTTGTAAATGCATCAAATTCCAGCGATGGTTTTGCTGCGGTAGCGCAAAGTGGTTCCACCACAATTAGCGCGGCTAATTTTATTGAAGGAAATAGGTATCAAAATAGTTCTTTAATTGGTGCTACTTGGGGAGATATGTATGCAGCGACAACAAATTTTTCCGCTATTAGTGCTTATATAGAAAAAAATTCTAAAAATTCATTTTTTGCAAGTGGTTCGCCTATTGGTTCCTATAATAAATCAAGACTTAAAGAAGTTATTATATACCCTAATCAGACCATTGATAGGGAAGGCGTTGAGAATAACATAATAACACACTACGGATTCTAATGTATTACATAGGCACACAAGCGGAATGCACCGCATATAATGAGCAAGTAAAAGTAGGCGAGGGTTATGATGGTGTATATACTACGGATTGGGCTACACCGATAGCACACCCCAACGGAGTAGATTTTGCGATTGTAAAGCACGACAACTACGAAGCGGAGTTAACAATAGAAGAAACATTGGGGGCTGAATGGTTTCCAGATACTGAACTATGATTAGGAAGTACGAATTTGTAGATGAGGCAGCAGCAGATGCTGCAATAGACCTTTTAAGAGATGAAGAAGGAAACCTTACACAATCCGTAGTAAAGTTAGGATACCTCGTTACAACTCCTGCTACCTATGATGAGGAAGGTAATGAAGCATCTCCTGCTATTGTAAGTGAGAAGTATGCCGTAGATGTACATTGGAAGAAAGTACCTAACCAAGAGTGGCAGCAGTATTTAGTCTGGCCTACTCCTATGGGTATTCACTCCTTTGGTAGTTCAAGTTCAAGAGATGAATACGCTACTGCCTATTGTATCCTATACCCTAACTCAACATATTGTAACCCACCAGATGAAGAAGAACTATATACCGAGTAGAACATCTCCAAAGGGAGGGAGAAGAGGTTGTTTGTGTTGGGAGACCTCAACCTATTCTATAGACTGTTGTGACGGCTCTGTAAGAGCGCAGGGTATAGGGTTGTTGATAGACACAGACCCACCTACAGGATATACCATCTCTTGGAATCAAGATGTGCTTGACTTCCAGAACTACTTAACTGCGAGTTTTAATGTAGGGAACGGTCAAGCGTTTGCTTATGTCTACTATACCATTACAGATGGTCAAGGAGGTGAGGTTGTAGGCAACTACGATATGGGTAATGACACAGATGTTAATGTGCCTGTAGATGTATCAACTCTTGCGGATGGTACTTTGACCCTTGCCGCTTACTTGGCAGACCCTAACGAGGGGGTAATTATTGAGGATACAGTTAGTAAGATAGTAGAGACATCGGAGTATGTATATACTTTACAGGGCAGGATGGATGTGTTTGAGGCGGAGGCTTGTACTTACGCAGCGTTGAATGAATTGGTAGCGATAGAAATTAGTTAGATATGGCGAATGCATTAGAGTCAGCGAGTTTGGTAATGATACCGAGTGGCTACGAGGATGGTACATTAGGGAGTTTGAAGCCTACGGATGGAACAGGAGACTTTACCTTCAGTAGAGGTAGTGATATAAGTGCTACTCGTGTTAATGCGGATGGCTATATAGAGAAGGGGTATGAGAATCTGTTGAAGCAGAGTAATTCGTTTGATACGACTTGGACAAATTATTTACTTGGTATACCTACTTCTGGTCAAGAAGGATACGACGGAACGACTGATGCTTGGTTGATAGAATGTACTAATACAAGTAACTTCAATGGAGTAAGACAAGTAATAGGTACAACAGGCGTAACCACATTAAGTGTTTATGCAAAAGCAGGTACAACTAATTTTTTAGGCTTTTATTCAAGTGCTGGATTTGGTGGTTTTGAATTAATAGGTGCAGGAACAACAGGACAAATTTTTGGAAACGCCATTGATAGCAAAATAGAATTAATATCCAATGGATGGTATAGATGTTCTATTGTGTTAAATGGAAATGCAGATGCAGTAATTATTGGAGCAAGAAGCAGTATTAATTCATTCAGTGCAGCTATAGGAGATAATGTCTACATCCAAGATGCAATGCTCAATCAAGGTCTTGTAGCCTACCCATATATAGAGACTACTACTGCTCCTGTAGCAGGTGGTATCTTGGAGGATATGCCTCGCCTTGACTATTCTAATGGTTCGTGTCCTGCTTTGTTGTTAGAGCC